TTCACGCCAGCGACAATGGCAGTGCCACTACCGATGGTGCGAGCCGAGTTGGCAACCGTGCCAGCTTGGTTAAATGCAACGACATTGCCGAAAGGAATGACGGAGCCAGTTTCATTGACATAGGTGCCAATGGTATTGTCGCGAATGTCAGAGAGTTGGCCTTCGAGCAGAGCAGTGTGAGTCAGAGCGTAGCTCTGTTGCACACCGCCAGCAGCCGCAGTCCCCGACGTAGTAAAAGTTACAGCCATGGATCAGCGCTCCTTAGAGACAGAAAGGGGAGTTTTCCAAGCGTTCTGAATCCTGTCCATATAGGACGAAGGAGCAGACATTGGAGAGGCGATGGAAGCAACAGCTTTACGCAGTTCTTCCGTGGCGGCAGAATCCGCACGAGGAGATTCGGCCAGAGTGTCGAACATGGCGGTCACATAATCGTCGGAACGCTCCGACAGATCAGCGTCACCACGCACAGCCTTGATGGAAGCTTCCATGATTTCACGAGCATTTTTGCCAGCAAAATCAAAAGCAGAATCAAGAGAAATGCGAGCCTTGTCGATGAGAGCAATGCGCTCTTCGACGAGACTATCCACATTCACTTGTTGGGCAGCTTCAAGATCAGCTTTCGCTGCCTCAAGCTCTTGCGAAAGGGCATCGGCGCGACCTTCGGCAGCATCCATTTTGCCTTTCATTTCTTTTTCCATGGCGTCCATTTCTTCCTTCATTTTGGAAGCTTCAGACATCATGCCATCGTACTTTTTCTTCATGTCCTCGTAGGACATTTTGGCATCCTCCCGTTCTTTAGTGATTGCTAGAGCTACGCTCTCGCTCACCTCAAACTCGGCGCCATCAAAATTGACTTTAGCAGTCATAGACGGTTCCTCAATGGAATTGATTAGATAGGGATCAGCAGCATCTAGGCGGTCCAGATGAAGCTTCACTTGCGGGCCAGCGCGGCCCCTACGAACAACAGCAATGTGATTTCCGTTGATTTCCTTTTGGATGCCATCGTAATTCTCACCGTTGTCAGTTACGCCAGGAGTTGCCTCATAATTGACGCGATAACCGGCGCTGACTTCTTTTGCATCCCCACGCATAATGCGTTCAATGGCATCTTTATCAGTGATTGTCATGACTGCACGGACAAAGCCGTTGTCATAAACCACTTCAGTGCCACTAAAGCCTACTTGATAGTCCTTTGTATTGGCGCTATCGAGAAGGACAGGAGGATGTTCCAGAGTGATCGCTTTGCCCGCAAATGAGGCCAAGCTTTCAGGAGACGCCACTTCAGCTTCGGGACGATATTCACGCCGAATGGAACCATCAGCATCAGTGTACATTTGCACACCAGTGCGAGCGATGGTCGCCCAAGCACGAAGATAACCTTCAGAGGTTAGCTCGTACTTATCAATCGGCGCTACATCGTATCGAAAGCATGTGTCGCTCATGAGCACACTCTATCAATAAATTAAACATAGGATATAGTAACTTAGGAAATATGGCCTAAAAATGCAGCACATTCAACATCGGCGCATCACCACCAAGCTTCATGCTCCCATGGCTTCCATTCAAGAAAGCCGACAAATTATTGGGCAACGCATTAAAGAAGCTCGCTTGAATTGTGGCATGTCACAGAATGACGTGGCCAAAGCTTTGCATTGTGATCAAACCACTGTTTCAAGAATGGAACGCGGCATTGTTTCTCCTGACTGCGCAGAGATACGTTTGCTTAGCTCGATGTTTGAACTTTCTATCTTGTATCTTATGGGCTACCCCACGTTCGTGGTTTCGGCTACAAGCACAAACTAATCGTCATCATCCTCGTCGCGAATTTCAGCGAGCTGACTTTCAATGCTCCCCATAATGTATGCCTTCGCAATGGCTTCGGCCTCGAAGACCAGCATCTTCACTGCTTCAAACTGATCATCAGGCTTTTCGTAATAGCTTGTCACGTATTCGTGAGTTTCGTCAAGGCGACCATTTTTGAAATGCTGTTCTTCAACAAGACGCCACTGTGAAGTGTTGCGATGTTCATGCGCTGAAAGAATGGACAAGGCTTTCATAATGCCAATGCCTTCATCTTCTTCTTCAATCACCCGCACATATTCGCTCATTTGTCTTTAGCGCTTTCCACCATCTTAATGATGCGATTCGCCCACGCCCTGCCGGCGTCTCCGCCCCATAGCAGCCACGCAATGTAGCCAGCATCATCTTCGCCGCCACTTTTGTTCTTTTCGTGGCGAGAAAAGAACGCTGCCATGCGCTTGATTGTTGCATAGCTCAAAGCGCTGCCGCCAGCCAAGTCAGAGGCCCGTGCCACTCCACTACCGATGCCTTGCTTACCAGCCTCTTGCGTGGTTAAGCCACCTTTGCCGTGCTTCTTGCGTAGTTCTAAGCCGCGACGGGCTGCAGAGCGTACAGACGATGGAGGGGAAAATGATTGCGCATCTCCCCTTAAGGCTTTTTTCCTTTGTTCTTCCGCACTGTTGCAAGATAAGCCTTGCAGCGCTTTTCGCCAGTGCTCTCGTCCATTGTCTCTTCTTCGTTCTCTTCCTCTTCTTCGCCTCCAATCTCCTTCATGAAGGCCATGTAGTATTCATCGCCCATGTCTTTCTTGGGCTGACGTGACATGCCAGCTTCTGACAGAGCAATTGCCAATGCTTGAGCTGGGCTCTTGACTGCTTCGCCGCTGCTGCTTTTTAGCTTGCCAGCTTTGAATTCTTTCATTACAAGCCGAATTTTAGCTTGCTTTTCCTTTTTAGTCATGACGAACAATCAACATAAGATCATCATACCTTCCTTTAATAGCACGACGGTCAACTTTCTCCACGGAGAAGCCTTCTTTTACGCAGCCAATCAATGGTTCAAACCAACTTTCAGCTTGAATGTCTTCCACTACTGCCACACCACCAGGCTTCAACATAGGCACATATAAGCGCAAGAAATTACACTGGCTTTCTAGGGTGTGCGGACCATCATCCACGGCAAAGTCCAAACCATTAGGCGCAAATTGCTCCACCATTTCCACTGTTGATGAGGCATAACCATCGCCCACCATAAAAACATAACGACTATCTTCCATCCGCTCGAAAATACTGGGGTGGACAACATTGATGCAATCCACGCCAATCACAAATGACTTGGGGCACAAATCATGCCAAAGCATCATTGAACCACCAACATTCACGCCCACTTCTAAGAATGTACTTTTTGTATTTTCAAAAGGGGCAAGCAGTGTTTCATAGACGGGGCCATAAGAATGAATGGTTTGCTTGTCTGTGCCGCCTCCATGCTCAAAGCCATTGATTTGGCGATGGTTCAAAATGGCATCAACTTTAGGCGCTTCAATGATGGTAGATAGGTTCATGATCAAAATTTAGTGGCGTAAGGCAAGCAAGTGTAAATCTTACCCTTGAAACCGTCCTGCTGCAAAGACCTTGCAATGTAACGGCCAAAGTTATGAGCCAAAATAATGACATTATCAGGCTTGTCTTCCGCCAGTCGTTCCCTCGAACACACTTCAAAACCAGCGCCAGGAATAAACATGCCTTGTTTGCTTGGCGTGTCATCTACTACATAGGCATTGGGCATGTTTTCAATGGAGAGGCCAAGTGCATTAAGAAAAACGCAGCCTTTAGCAGCAGCACCAAAGAATACAGTGCGTCCTTCTAGGGAGGAAATAAAGCTCTTGCTTTTCTCAATGTGCATTTTTGTGCTATTGCTAAAATCTTCAAAAGAAATCAATTGTTCTTTAGCCTTGTAGTCGTCTATCACGCTTGTAATGGCTGGCGCACTTGGTTCCTTATTCGTCATCCATAGTCTCATGCTGCCGCCATGAATGGGCATTTCCTTCGCATGGATGATCTTCAGTCCATATTCATCAAATAATTTTGCCAATGGCGTGATCAGCCAGTAGTAATAATGCTCGTGGTAAAACTGATCAAACTGTAAAGTGAGAAGCGTGGTCAAAGTGTAAGGAAATTCCAACACCCACACGCCATCAAGAAACTGAACAATACCTTCAATGAAAGAACGAACGTCTTTCGTATGCTGAAAGACATTGGTGGAAGTAATAATGTTGGCTTTTGGCAAGTCTAGTTTTGCATTGAAGAAAGCATTGTTGTATTCAATGCCGGCCTGTTCATTGTCTGCTTGAAAACTAGCACTTGCATCCACATTGATATAGCGTCCTTCGCCATTGTTTTGTTGCTTAAATGTTTTTAGCAGTGTGCCATCGTTGCCTCCAATGTCCATCACCACATCTTGCTTTAGATGGGACAATGATTGGTGCAATTGCTTGCAATGTTCAATGTATGGAGCACTAATGCCACTACGATAGAGGTAGTTTTGATATAGCTTTTCAGGCGGCACTTCTGTGTCCAAATGAATGGTATAGTTTTCGTCGTACACGGCTCGAAGTGGCCATCTCATGGCAGACAATGCTTCCTGAGCAGAACCGAGCAAATTGTTAACAAGGGGCTGACCGCCAAGGTCCAGCAGAGTTTTTGTCATTGTGCTTCTCCATTGAAAGGCGTGAGAAAACGTTCCTGCCCAGGAGCGCCTCCCCACTTCCGCAGATAATACATGCCATTGCGATGGAAATTCTGCCAATGCTGCGCTTGGTATTCAGGCGTGCCATCGTACAAAGTACTGCTGTTGGCATGGCTCCATCCGGGCAGAACCACTTTACTACGAGCAAGCCCTGCCAAAGTCAAACGACGATCCGCGTCATTGTCCTCATAATATGCTGGATAGAAGCCTTCGTCAAATCCTCCCATGGAGAGCCACGTATCAGGGCGATTCATCCAGAACAACGTCCACCCGCCTTCCTGTTCACCAACAAAAACATTATCAGGACTAGCTTCTGCCTCTTGAAGCAAAAGATTAATATCCTCTAAAGTAAATGTCACGTCATCGCCAGTAATAATGCACTGTCCAAAGTGACGAATGATTGCATTAAAGGACGCCGACACTCCCAAGTTTTTAGGAGGCACTGCCAAGTTAATCGGCCTCTTCACTTGAGCAAGTTCTTTCGCAAATGGCGACGTTTGCAAATTGCCACCATTGTCAATGATTAAAAAGCTTATTTCAATGCAATCGTGAGTTTGTTCATCCAACGATTGAATGAGGCGCGTAAGTCTGTTGTAACAATGGAGAGTAGGAATGCCAATGGGAATCATTCTTTTGTTCATGATTCACTCCCATAGACTTGCCTTGCTGCCCATAGCTCGTTGTAATTATTAGTGCCTTTGGCTCCTAGGCCCAACAAATCGCCACCTCCAGAAGGTTTGCCCCATCCCATGATCGTGCCATCGGGCAGCACGAACGCACGATTCTTTTGCTGATGCGTGGGCGTCAGTTCTAAATAGTCGCCATAAAGGAAATTAGCTTGTCCACCATTCATTGCCAAAGCCATGCCTAAAAGCGTGGGACCAGTCGGACACAATGGAGTGATGCCATAGTATTTCTCATAGCAATTGTCTTCAATCATTTCGATGGCTGATTGAAACACTAAATTGTTTGGCTTGGAGAAAAGAATTCCCATGGAGCACGCCCAACTAGTAAAGCTAAACCGTTGAATATCACGGAAGGCCAGCATCTCCACGCGCTCTCCTATTTCCACGGGATTAGCCACTCTCACGCCAATGTCCACATACCAGCCACCAAGCCTGCTCAAGAGGCAATAGCGACCAAGGTCAGCTTTGTAGGCATAGGGCTGCAAACAGTCATAAGCGGCGAGCACTCTCTTGGAGAAATTATCAGCGATGAACTGACGCAGACTCTCTTTGTTGTAAATGATATGGTCAGTTCCAGGGAATGCCTGCTTCACCGTGGAAGTAGCATGACGAAGGAAAGGAGACAGTTCGTCGCCTCCATCGCTTAAGAAGATTTGGGAAACTTGCATGGTCATCAACCAATCTTGGTGGGAGCACCAAAGCCCTTGAACTCTACGACAGGCTTAAGCAGGGATTGCACAATGTCTAGCATTTGCTTTTGTACAAAAGGCCAAGAAAAAGGCTTTTCGTGCATCCGCTTGTAGCACCAATCGCCCGCCACTTTTAATGACATGCGATTTTTGTAATAGTTGGTCAACAGTTCAGCCATGCTTTCAGGCTCTGGCAATGGACGCTCTAGCCCATAGTTCCTATCAGTTTCAGAGCCATGGCATTCAATGCGAGGCACGCCATTGAAAATCTCTTTCAAGCTTGTATGGTCTGGCACTAATTGTGCCACGCCCGTAGCAGCATGTTCAGTGTTGACCAAGCCCCATCCTTCGCCAATGCAAGTGTTTACGCCAACGTCCACTGCATTGTACGTTTGATTGAGCTGTTCAATGGACAAGCAATTGTGCGTGGAAAAATTAGGACTAGTAAGAATGAGCTTGCCAGCGGGATCGTAGCCTTCATCTCTTGACACGCGCTTCATTAAAGGAATTAAATCCCACCCCATGTCTTTCTTGCCCATATTGAGCCACAGACGAGCGTCTGGTTTGTCTTTAGCAAATTTGACGAAGCCTTTGATGGTTAAGTCAATACGCTTACGAGGCTGATTCCTGTTGCCATTGAAGACAATGAACACATCCTCTGGCACGCCTAAAGCCTTGCGGCATTCAGCCTTGTCCATGGGGAAGAACTTAGTGAAGTCTGTGCCATGGCCAACAATGTGGATGGGCTTCTCGTAGCCAATCTTCTGAATTTCCTCTTTGGCGAATTGAGTGTAAGTGACTAGGCAGTCCCATTTGTTGATTGCAGGCAACAATTCAGCAAACAAGCCATAGGAATCAATGGGAGTGTAAACGCAGGTTTTGAAGCCAATCTTTTCCCTGAATGGTTCAATGGCGTCCGTCAGGCTAATTGCCACCCAAATGTCATTGACAATGAAAACCACGTCAGGCTTAATGATTTGCACTAGCTCGCCAATGCGATGAGAGCCGAAGGGGTCGGCGCCATGCGCCATGGCTGGATACATTTTGCAATGCTTCTGCATGGGAGAAGGGTCCCCGTGCCAGTTTACCGCTAATGCGTGTACTTCATGCTCTTTTGCTAGGGCTGAAATCAAATATTCAGCTACTCGTCCAAACCCCGTTTGTACTCCACAATCCCCTGCGAATAAAATCTTGGCCACGCAAAATCAAGAAGCTCGCTAGATGCTACATCACTTTTTCACACTGGTACGTTTGGCGCTTGCTGCCTAAAATACTCAACGCGGCACTTGCATCGTGCTCCGCATTCGCAACGCTGCCCTGGCATGGGCAGGCTTCCAATGGGGACAATTCCCTTCGCTGCATACCCTGGACAATCGGCGCAATGCACGGCTTGGTCATCCAGGATGCGACGCATGAGGCCATAGCCTTGTTGCTGTTTGCGCAGTTCAGTGCCTTGCCAAAAGCTCCCTCGAACGCTTTGTGCATACAAGCCAATGCGTGCAAGAGCCATCGGAGCTGAAATGCGCTGCTCCAGAAGATCACGAGCAAAGCCTTCTAGATAGGCATATTCGCTGCGTAGTCTCTGGCCAATGCGGCCAAACTCCCCACTGCCCATATTGTCTTTGCCTCCATAGCCAACGATGGCTGCCTGTATATGAGCGCCTTTAATGGCTTCCCTAACGCTTCCCTCCCATTGCTCTAGCGTGATATTGCCGCTACTCAACATGCGCGTGATGCGCTTGAGCGAACTTTCTAGCTTATCAATGCGACCATCAACGAGCTTTTCCACGGAAACTTGACTGAGGAACCTGCCTTTCTCATCGCGATAACGTCCAGTGTTGCGGTCGTAAGACCATGCAGCGTCCATTCTGAGAGAAGAAACAATGGAGGAGAATTGGCTAATGTCATTCAGCATTGTCAGCTTCCAGAAGTTCCTTAAAACGAGCAGGGGCTTCTTCCTTCCATTCAGCTAAAGCTTTGTCAATGTCCTCTTCGGAAATAAACGCAGCTTCGTCAACGCCTCCCAGGATTCGCCCTTCCACTTTCATTGGATCAATAGCGTCGCCCTTGAAATAGGAGGCTTGTTCTTTCTTGCCGCTGAATGCTTTTTCCATTGAACCATGCTTGCGCTTGTACAGCTCTTTGTACTTGCGCGTGACATAGGCCCCAGCCACTGCACTAGGCCACACTTTGAACTTAGCTTTTGCTGCCGCAATTGCTTGTTGATGAAGCTCTTTGTCTTTGAACTCGGCATCCTCTTTCACCTTCTCCAAGTCGCCTTCTAAGAACAGACCAGCAGAATCTTCCACTTCCCTGCTTCCATCCATTGGCAAAGTGCCATTCTCTTCGTTCATTGGATCGCGCCCGCCAGGAGGCACTTTCATTTCGCCTTGCTTTTGAGGAAGTTCACGGACCACCGATGGATCAAGAGTGAGTTCCATTGACCATTCTGTGCCCCCATAGCGAGCATCTGCCACTTCCTTCGGACTCAGTACGCCAAGCTGAATGTAACGCCCGTCTACGGCTGCCACGCGAGCCCTTACGTCTGCTTTTTCCCTTTCGTTTAGCTCGAAGAGGTCATTGAAGGAAATCCTCCAAGAATCAGGCACTGTTCCATTGGTGGGACCATCTTTGCTCAGCATGATCATTTCGACCAGTTGCTGCATGGGGCGCTTAAAGTGGGCGCTTTGATAGTCACCAAGCATCTTTGCAAAGTCCCTTTCTTCGCTCCTGCCAGTAGAACCAAGGCCGCCAGGGCTTTCTCCAAACAGAATAGTATGAGGAATTTGTGAGGCTCCAATAATATCAATGCGGAGCTTTTCAAGGATTTCACCTATACCCCCAAAATTACGACTAATGAACTCAAGCTCCTCTTTCTCAGCATCGATGGCATAACCACGATACACACTTTTGCTCATATCATTTAGCACTAAACGATCACGCACGTCCTTTTCTTTGCCAGCAGCAAGCATAGTAGATAAGCCGCGAAGTTTATGCACAAAAATGTCAAATTCCGTGAGAAGTGTTGCAGCAGAACTGATGCCAGTGGAATAGAAACGGAAGCTATCGTAAACACTTTGCAGCGTGCTCATTCCCCATCCATAGTTCCGTTGTCTAATGCGATAGGGGAGCCATTCTCCGTCAAACCTGAGAATTCTATCCTTATGAATGTAAGTGAGTTGTGGTTGACGAATGAGGTCGCCAGAAATAATTTGATAGTACGTTGCCTTTGAATAATCGTATAGTGCCTCTTCGTTGATCACTGGTGCGATTTGCCAACGATCAAGTACTTCCATGCCTTCAATCTTGCGAATGCTGCGTTTGTCTACGGGCTGATCAGCAGCACGGCCATCATCAATGTAGAGAAGGATGACGGAGCCACCAAACAGACGAGCATTCTTACAAGCAAGGCCAAGATTTTCAAGGATGTACAAATCCTCAATCACTTGCTCAATGCCAGTTACGACTTCCGCTGCAGCGCCTTCCCCGCCAAACAACACTTTGAAGCCCTTGCGAGTGGCTTGTTCCGCCACGATGTCTACGATACGCTTGGGGATCCACTCTGAATACAAATTCTCCAGCTCCTCTTGTCCCAGAAAAACCAATGGAGTGGTAGTGGTATAGCGACTCTTGTCACGGCTTGTGTTCATGCCCGTCAAAGCATTCACAAGCCCGTCCACTCGTAGGCTTTCATCACCATTGTGTCCAAGATTTACAGTGTCTTCCACTCTGTCATTTGTCGTGTATTGCATCTATGCTAACAAGTGGCTACAGTAGCCATGTCGTTCTTTTCTTTATGCCCACTCCCATAGAATTTGTCTTCACGCCAGAAGAGCGTCAGCAAGCAATGGAGGAAGGGCTGCGCAGGCAAGGCTTTAATGAAAGCAAAGGCTTGAGAGGGCGCAATGGTGGTGCCTGGAAAGGGAGCAAAGCACTAGACATTCATTTGCTTGGCGCTGCAGGAGAAATGGCCGTGGCCTCGTATCTTGGCATGAAAGAACATTTGTATCAAGAAAAGGAGGCTCGTCGTGGCTCAGACGATTTGCCAGGCATGGACATCAAAACTCGCAGCAGGCACAAATACGATTTGATTGTCCAAAATAAAGAAGATCCTCGGAAGAAATTCGTTTTAGTGACCATAGAAAATCAAAAGACATTTCTCCATGGATGGTGCTATGGACACGAAGCAATGGAGGAAAAGTATTGGGCTGATCCTGCACGAGGTCGTCCTGCCTTTTTCGTACCAAAAACGGTACTGCGAAGCATGGACAGTTTGCGATGACCCTTAAATGCAGCGAATTCGCAAAGTTAGTTTTGCAGCTAGAGCTATGGCCTGAACAAAGGCGCATTCTTGATTCGTATTTTGGCGGCGACAAAACTCATGCAGTGTGGGCGCTAGGACGACGGTGTGGTAAAACGCTTATGGCATCGATTGCGGCTTTGTATGCCTGCTTTGTCTTGGAGGAGAAATACAGAAGGCGCGTGAGAAAGTCTGAAAAGTTCTACATCCTTACCATCGCTAACGATCAAAGCCAAGCCAAGCTTGCGCTTAACAACATTAGACAATTGCTAATTGATAGCCCACTTGGGGATGAAATAACAAGAGAGACTGCCACGGAGATTGAAGTGAGCAATAATTGCGTATTTCAAGCCATTCCTGCCTCTGCTAGGGCCTCTCGTGGCAAAGCAGTTGTCATGCTCATCATGGACGAACTTAGCTTTGCTCTAGAAGGTGACGCAAACAGAGGTGCGTCTGCCATCTATCAAGCACTGTCGCCATCTATTGCACAATTTGGCAAACATGGTCGCATTCTTGAACTATCCTCGCCATGGTTGACTGACGGCTTGTTCTATCAGCATTACTGCGAGGCCACGTCCGGTGACTATCCTTTCATGCAGGCAGAAAACCTGCCTACGTGGATTGTCAATCCCAATTTGCCTCTTGATTGTGCATTCCTACAAGCAGAGCTAAAGCGCGACCCAGAGAAATTCTGGGTGGAGTATGGTGCTCAGTTTGCAAAAAATCATTCTGCTCTTCTGGCTTCTGAAATTGTGGAAGTAGCCATTAATAAAGACAGAGGCATATTGTTTCCGCAAAGAGAGCTAATGGGCACGTATGTACTAGCTCTTGACCCTGCGCGTGGTGGCGTGGGACGAGATGACTATACTGCTTGCATTGTGCATTACGAAGGTGAGCGTTTAGTGATTGATAAATTCCATGCCTTTGAACCAGACTTTGATATTGGTGGCAAGAAAGAAGTGAACATTGCAAAGGTGGAAGAGTGGATAAAAGAACATCATCGTATTTACGATTTTCAAAGTATTGTCCTTGACCAATTTAATAGCTCTGGCACCATTCAGTCCATGTCCAAGGATTTTCCCATTGCAGAACTTGCTTGGTCGGTAAGTACAAAAATGAAGGCGTTTTCAAAAATGAAAGAGTTATTTAATGCGGGCTTAATTGAGCTATATCCGCATGAAAAAGCCGTCAAACAATTGAAAAACCTTAGCGTCATCTACAGAAGTAGCGGTCAATGGTCAGTAACTGGTGGCAAAGAGAGTGGCATTGACGACTATGCGTTCGCGCTCGCTGGAGCCATCTTGGAAGCTTCCAAGGATTCAGACATAGATTGGCTAAATTCTCTGGTGCGGTGAACCATTAGAATTTTCAAGAATTTACCATTGTCTCTTTTCGTGAAAAAGACTTTTTTTGATCTCTCGCTAAAGGAGGCATCATATCTCATTGCACTTTTAGAAGCTGATAGACAAACTGCATTACAGCTTTTAGCGGCTGATCATTTTTATGAACCTTCGCTATTGCCGCGTCTAAAGAAATTTCAGCAACTGTTGAAAACCAATCAATCAATGAAAAGCGAAGCAGTAGACTAGCAGCAATTGCCTTGGCACCATGGCCCTTTCTAGAGAAGCTCAAGAAGCCCTAGAACAGGTTCTAGAGGCTGCAGAAGTGATGCAGGCTCCTGGTGTGACAATGGAGGATCGCGCATTGGCTCATAAGGCTTACGAGCACTTTATGGAACGATATTTGTGGTACAAGGAAGAAGATGAGCAATTGTGCGCAGAAGAAAATGGAAATGATGAGCCTCTGTCCTGCTAAGCTTTGTGAGCTTCCTGCAGGAGCCCGTTGGCCAACGGTTACATACCGCGCTTAAGCATTGCTTGGCGCTTGGGATTCCGTTTCTGGCATCTCGTTCTAAGTGGGATTGAAGGCCCCACGATGAAGAAGGCAGAGCACTGGCCGCACCAGTTGATTCCCTAAAGCGGGAAAACTCTGCCTCATTCCTTTTCATAATTTTCTTGCGACAGTTCTTCTTGTAAGAGAATCCAAGCTTTTAATTCATGCACATAGTCACGAAGCAATGCAGCTTTTTCTTCGTGCCAATGGTCACCATGGGAAAGAAATAATTCAGTGTGAGCGTCTATTGCTTTAAGACAATTATGAATGGGCGCGTTCCATCG